CATAGATAGCTTTGGGTATGATCAGAAAGCTTTTGTTCTTGTGAAAGACAGCTACTTTCTTTTTATCTAGATCTTCCCACTCAAAGGCCCCTTTGCATTTTACTTTGTCATTTTTACTGATAGCAATGTAGTTGTTTACATCTCTGATAATCATCTTCTTATACTCATCGTGCTCCAAGGATAGCTTTGTAATTATCTCCCATCTATTACAGATATTCATGTACTTCTCTATATCAGATGTTGGAATCATAGTTTCTAAACCATCCGTGTTTTGCATTAAGGGTATAGCTTCAGGAATCTCCTCACAGATCATTTCATAGAGCATACTAAGACTTAGCTGTCCATTAATGGTAATCTGCATGGTCATCCTAGGATCGTACAAGAAAGAATTTTCATCGCCTGTTAAACCATATGTAGAATTCAAGATAAGTTTATAGACATAGTTCTTTGGATCGGCTTTTGGGATTTTCTCACGCTCCTCAAAGAACCACTTATAAAGCTCATTAAATTCTTTTGCTGGTAAATGTTCAGGATGAAAGCCATTCTTAATGGCTAGATTAGGATAGAAGCTGATAACATCAGAGGTCATTATGGTCCATTCTGGCTTTGCTTCGTAGATACCTGCAGTTGTTGCACCGTGGATACCACCTAAACCATAGTCTGTACGGATACCCCGGTATGTGATACTGTGCTTAAAACCTTCTTTTGTGGATGTAATTACTTTCCTTCTAAAGTATTCTAGTATATTTTGAAAATCTAAGGTCTTAAACTGGATGTAAGGAACTATACAATCTGCTAGTATTATGTAAGGTCTTGGAGTGCGTAGCTGTTTAATCTCTGACTTTTCCCAGCCTAGCTTCTTCTGCAGAAAGTGTAGAAATAACTCCTTGGATATTCTAGGTTCAGAAGCACTGTACAAATCTATACCATATTCTTTGGTTAGTGTCTGTCTTAGTACTAGTTGTTCCTTGCTGTAGTATAGTATCTTCTTGGTAGATAATACATCATTAATACAGTAGGATACTATACTTTTGAGCTGATCATCAGTCGTAACCGGCTCAAGGTGCGGATGAGGCATCTCTTCTATATTATCCCAGTCCATAGAATACTGAATCCATTTAAGAGAACTCATCTTGGCATGGTTATCCCAATGGTTCATCTTAAACAGGTCAATTTGTTTAATCTTCAGTTTATATGGTGGATATTCTAAAAACTCTTTTTTGTCGTTACGACTTATAGTTTTCTGTGCAAACTCGTAAATACTATTTGCTATTTCCTCTGTGTTCTTAGTAGAGAGTTTCTGGCTATTATCAAGTATCCATTGTGTAACTTGTGCATCAAATGCTAAGCCATTATAAGAAATATGATACTGCTTATTTTTTATACAAGACTTTAAGAAGTTTACAAAACTTGTAAAGTCATTTTTTTCATTGTTGACTATGAATATATGTCTAACACTATCATCTTTATAATGCTGAAATACTGCTACGAAACAATTACATAGTGTTTCATAGTCCATAACCCAGTGGATCTGTTGGTTACTCATTTCTATTGTGTTCAGTTAAGCTGTTCCCCCTTTTTATAATAAAAACTACGCTGGAATTCCTTCGCTAGTAGGGCTTGTGGTATTTGCATAGGCATCTTCCATATATTGTACGAAATTAAATGAGTCTGCATTTATTGAAAAAGCATTAACTATATCTTTAATTTCATCAGGGTTTTCTATGTAGTATTCATAGTATGTTTCAAGTATCTTACGTTCCTCAGCAAATTGTTTACCTCCTGATCTCCGACCTATTTTAAGGGTCTTTATATCACCATTATCATCTAGCTTTGCAATCATATGTAGACTCTGCTTTTTTTCTTTGCCGATAAGAGCAAGTACCTTACTATCTCTATCAAATATCGCTTCATTAAATGGACAGTCTGGTAGTATAGGAATCATTTTAAATGTTTTGTTGTTACCCCAATTACCGGTAACCAGCATCATTGTTTTATTCATAGTATTTATAATTGAGTTATACGAAATTAAACAGTTTTTTGTAAGATTTCTAAATCTTTTAATGGAATTTTTAGACTTTCTTTTTCCAGGTCACAGGGGTCACATAGTTCTCCAATCATTTTAAGTGTCCTAGGTTCTACGTCTAAGAGTCTAGCATATATATCAAAGTACTTTTCTGGATATAAAAAGGTTTCTATGTATTTATACTCAGACGAGTTTTCCCCATAATATACTTTAATTGCCCTCTTTAGAACATTGGATAACTTGGAGTATTTACCAAGCATAAAGCTGAACCAATCATCTGCATATGTTTGAAAATCAAACACATATAGGTTATAATGACTAATGTGTAGTATCTGTGAAAATAAGGGATTGCTTAAAAGCATCTGCTCTTCAAAGTTCTTAAACTCTTCAGAGGAGTCTTCCTTGTAGGCACAGATTAGTTTAATATCCTCTGGTTGGATTAGCCCATTCAGGGCAACATAGGTTCCAGATGGAGAGAATTTAGAGGTCCTTTTTATATCCAGGGCAGGGAATAAAAAGGACCTAGACTTCTGAAAATACTTTGTATATAAACTATCTATCATTATTATTTTTTAAAGAACGACAAGTCCTTTAGCAAAGTCGTAAGGAAGTTTATAGTTTTTGTTTGCATAGTGCCATTCTGCCTTAGCTATTGTAGTCTGGAATCTCTCTAACCAATTATTCAGTGTTTCTTCAGATACAGGGAATGCGTAACTTTGGAAGTTTTTATCTGTGACAACAAAGTGAAACTTAGTTTGGTATCCTTGACCGGTAATATCACTGTATATATGGTTAACAATGATCATATATATGATAGCTTGTAACCAGTAAGAATAGTATTCTATAGTTTCAGGGAAGTCTTTTAAATCCTTACTTGTAGTCTTGATATCATTAACAAAGATTATCTTCTTGTCGTGATTAATTACTATGTTATCAATAATACCTTTTAGACCATATGCTTTATTGCTGAACTCGGCAGTTACTGGTAATTCGTTTATCACCTCCGTGTTATCAAACTCACTAACTTCACAACCTATAAGTTTACAAACTTGCTCGTTAGTCTTGATAATATCTACTGCGTCTGTGCAGAATTTAAGGATATCAGGATCAATAAGGGTCTTGTTACCCTTAGTTTTTAGAAATTCCCAATAAGAAATAGCTTCTGTAGTAATGATTTTTTCTATACGTTGCTTATCAGTTTTTAGATTTTGGAAGTAGTTTATATTCTTCATTACATCCAATATGGCTCCGTCAAATTGTGCAAGCTCTGTACGGTCATCACCATTACGGCTAAGTTCTATGTGGTGTTTAAATACTCTGTCAACTACTACTTTTAGATTACCTGATGGAAGTGAAGAAGGAGTCATTATAAACTCTTTTTCAAATTTCTCTGGTTTTAATAGTAATAGGTGGATTAGTTTACCTTGAACTAGATGGGTATCTAGTCTTTCTTCTTTAAGTCCTAATACATACATTTGATAAAAAATCTGAGGATTCCAGATTATTTTATTTAAGCTGCTGTATGAGTAAAAGAATTTTTTACTATAGAAATCTTTCTCCAAAGTATCTATAGATTCTTCCATAATACTTTCTAGTTCCATCCTTCTTCAGGTTTTTGTTTAAGTAATGACATAGCAACATCGCATAGTAGCATACCGGATATTTGATCATCCATTACTATATTGTATTTATCAGAAAACTCTGGGTATTTTTCTACAAAGAGTTTTGATATATCTCGCCAGTTATTGGCATCTAAATTATCAGGAGCTTCACCAACACGCCAGTGGCGTATGTCAGCTACCATATCCTGGGTTAAGTTATCCTCAAGAGTTTTGATTTGCTCTTCTTGGGATTTTTGCATTCTTTCTACTAACTCTTTATATTCAGGAGAGTTTATCCAGTCTTTAAGGGTTAACATCTTCTTTAGAATTTAATGGTTCCCAATTAGCCATAGCTCTGTCTCCATTAGCTATAGCACATGTTCTGCAGAGAGTAGTGATCCAGCCTTTAGTTCGTCCAATATCATTTGTTGATCCACAGTCTTGACAGGTATTATCACATAAATGTTCTGCCATGTAAATCATGCCTTCAGTATGATCATCTCCTCCATATGCATAGAAACGTAGACAACCATATTTTTCTTTCATTTGAAAACAAATTACTTGAGGAATTATGTGTTTCTTACCTTCTATGTAAACGGTAACATTATCTATGTAGGATTGTATACTTCCACACAGTATATCTATAATATGTAACCAACTATTTGGTACATTCATCCAGTTTCTCATCCCTTGATTTTCTTTATGTTGTTGGAATATCTTTGGGTACTTAGCTATTAGTTCTCTTGTTGTGTTGACCATATACCTAACTGTTGAAGTTTTCTACAAATGCGTTCTTGTGTTCTTTTATCTGTAGTGAACGCCTCTTCATATTCTAGGAATGCTATGATTTGGTCGTACTCTTTTTGCATTTTTTCAAGCTCTTGAAAATCTTTAAGGGTAGTAGCATCATTTTTCTCTTGAGTTTTCATTATATAGTATTTATTAGGTTAATTACATCAGCTTGTGTCTTTGGTTTTAGTACTTTTATATGTCCAGATTCCTCTGTATAATCAATAATAATCTTACTGTCTTTTATTAGTTCATTAAGTTTTTTTCTTGATTCTGTTATATTGCTGAATGCTCGACGATATATCTCGCCAGTTTCATAGTTTGTCCATTTTATTAAATAAATTGTCATTGTTAAAAACAGTTTTGCATATCCCGGGTATAGTAACGGCCCAAGATGTTTCCGTTATAGCTTCCTCTATTTAGAACTTCTAGTTTAATCTGCCACTTTATTTCACAGTAGCTTAAGTACTTCTTAGTACAGCATAACTCTAGAATAGTGCGTTTAAATCTTTGCTTATTATATTTGCTTATGTCATCTTGTAGTTCCTTGCATGAGCCATAGTAATCTTTCCAATCTGACTCTTTTATAATATACTGGTAAGTCTTACGTGTCTTAGTAGCTTTTTTTAAACGCTTTGATATTTTTGTTTTACGAATATTACGCAGGACCTTTTTACCTACGTAGAACTTATCTGTTATCGTATCTTGTATGATATATACGAAACCATGGATGTTATTGTAGGCTGGTAAGTCTTCTATATTATAGATTTCCTTATTTTTATAGAACCAGGGTTGCTGCATAGGGTGTGGATTTATCTCTACAAATATAAACAGTACTTAACTAGTCTTCTAGTTTTTTGTTTAAGATTGGAATTAGTCTATTACGTACCTCCTGAGCAGTATTATCCCTAATAGAATCAGATATATCTTTACTCATTGGTAGAGTGGCTATCTGTATAGTAGGATATAGCTCTTTATAACGTTCCATTGCTTTTATACCTGCTTCGTCATAATCGAACAGCACAACTATCTTTTTATACTTTTTTAGGTATTCATTCATTACCTCTTTTCTGATTATTGAATTCTCAGAATCCGGGGCTATGTAGTCTACTATGGATAACTTAAGACTCTTTAAGGACATGATATCTTTAAGAGAGCTGGTTATTACTAAAAAAGGATGTTGTTTAAGCTGATCTGAACCTTGGATATAGTCAGAGACTTTAATGAATTTTTTATCCAGGGTCTTGGGTTGATAGATTTTGTACAGGCTGCCGTCGGGCTTGTGGTAACCATATAGATAGTTTCCCCTAATACATAGTTCCTTATTGTCCTTTATCATACAATAGGACTCTAAAGGGACAACATTATGCTCAGTTAAAAGTCTTGTGCCGATATTAAACTGGGTCCAGAAGTATTGATCAGATGTATTCCACTGCCGGGGTTTTATAGAAGATACTTTGTACTTACTCGCTTGTTTAAACTCCTGGAGGTCATAGTCTCCATTATTATGTAAGACAAAATCGTTATACTTTTCTACTACTTGCTGACATGCTTTATGATATGGAAGCTGGGTAATATCTTTTACTAAATCTATGGCGGAACCATATTTGCCTGATGAGAAGTCTTTATACCTGTATACTTTATCCTTAGCAATGTAGATACACATGCTGGGAGTACGTTCTTTAGGGTTGAATATACTCTTGATTTTTATGTCATGGCCGTTAAGCTTTTCTTTAAGCTTACAAAAATGTTCAAATATCCATGGTACCGGGACATTCTTGATGTCATGCACTAGGTTTTTTGTTACAAACATAATAATCGTATTGAGTGTAAAGCAATTACTTGACTTTATATATAAAAAAGTATAGCTATAGCTTTACTCTGTGAAAAAGTGGGGCTGGTAGAAACCAGCCCCTATGTTAGATAACCCACGAGAAACCTACATAGAAAAATCATCGGTAGCTGGTTCGAAACTGTTAAGAGTCTTTGTGGTCAGTGCCTTATAATGGTACTTGTTTGACTTATCAAACTTGTCAAGCTTAGTTTCGTCAATAGAAACAAACTTGTACTTAGGTAGAGAAAGTTTTATAATGGTCTTACCATTATATTCTTCTTCTGTACCTTTTAAGAACCAGTATAGATTATGGCCTTTTACTAGATTAATTACCTCTTTAACCCATTCTTCAATGGTTTTAGCTTGAATTGCATCTAGTTCATTCTTAAGACCTAATTCTATGGCAATAATGGTAAGCTTATACATGATCTCATTACGAGATACATTTGTATTACCAAACTCATCTGTCCACATGGTAGCTCCAACACGAGCTGTCTGACCTTTATGTTTAGGTCCTTCGGGATTGTCCCTGTCTATTGGCCATCCTTCAAAGTTCTCAAGAGCTGGTCCCTCTAGATAAAGTTCCAGGGTTTTCTTGTCTCCTTTGTTAGATGTACGCAGTTGACCACTGTTAATGTGAGCATAAGCTACTCCCGGGTTGAATGACTTGGAAGAACCGCCACCTTGTTTTACTTCCTGTCCATTTGTACTGAACATACGTTGTGTTTTTGATGTTTAAAAAATAAGGAATTAACTTTCATATTTATATATAGACTTTTTAACTAGTTCTAAGTCATTGGTTATCTCGAAACTATCAAACATACCTCTTGGACTTTTACACGTATTTTCTCCATTGTTTTGAGTTTCAAATACATAGCGGAGATTACCATCTTTATCTTTTTTTACTTTACCAAAAAGGACTATAGAGAATAAACCTTCTAAGCTAAGCTTTTCATCAACCATACGGCCGATGGTCTTTGCTTTGAACTTACGCTTACCTTCTAAGTCAGTTGATTCCTCAGCATGTGTAAGGAAAAAGATGATAAGATCACCTCTGAGATCTTTAGGCATACGTGCAATACGGGCAAGATTAGCACCTATCTGGGTAAACTTTTCATAGCCCTTTTCATCACATCTGTCAAAGAACTCAAAGCTTGACATGTACTGAAAGTCGTCAATAACAATAATCTTAATTTCAGGACGCTTGGAGTTCACGTAACTAAGGCATGCTTCTATCTGTTGGGCTGAAGATCCTGTGTATATATTACCAGTCGGGTTATCTTTACTCCACAAGGTATACCTATTTTTCCAACCTTTAAAAGGCAGGGGCTTATTGGCCACGTTGATAATGAATGTTTCCTTTGAGTCTAATTTTTCAATACTGGTAGACTTACCGGTACCTGACTCTGCAATTACTAGAATACTCTGTGCCATGTTATTTGGATGTTGATTTTATAAGTTCATTAAGCCATACTTTAGCACTGATTGGTTTACCAATGGTGATAGCCATAAAATCGCGGATGGTCATTTCACTATATGGGGCATCTTCCATTGGGGATGGTGCTTTATATGCTGTTACTGTTTTTATATTTGGCTTAATTGTTTCCATTAAAGCTTTCTCACCACTGATAGCAACACTTTGTGCATCAATGGATCGTAGTTCTTCTAATGGTACTAGATAAGAACCTTTTTCATTAATTTCATATTCATCTTCAAATGAAGAGTTATATGGTATACGATATACGGTACGATCAGTATCTGCTGGTTCTAAGTCACGAGTTATTAGTTCAAAATAGAAACCTTTTTCTTTTTTAAACTCGGATGCAAAGATTCCAACGACCAATCTTGCTTGTTTATCATAGAACGGCATCTTCATATTGAAGTCTGTTCTAGTAATACCAAGGTTGTTAATTAGTGATTGATGATAGTCTCTGATTTCTTCAAGTTTCTGTTTCTTAAATTCTTTAATATCATCTTGACTTGCTGATTGATTTGTTGTGTTAAACATATAATTTTATTTTATAATTCACTGCCAATAGGTGCAGAGGTTGTTCTTGTTCCGTTTCCTCCTGTCCTTTGTGAATAGCGTAAGTATGTTCCATCTGGTCTTGTAGATACGAATTCTGGTACTTCTATCATACGTTGGTGTTTACCATCCATTTTAAGGAAGATTAGGTTTTTCTGGTCATCACCATTACGTACTTTAAGAAGGTGCATAAATACGTCGTCTTTAGTTACTTCGTAAGCATATGGACCGTAGGAACGAATGTCTGATTTGAATGGTCTTGTAATTGCTACAACCATATCAGATCCCTGCATTAAAGCATCTCCTCCAAATATATCAGAGCTAGTAGGATAGTTTACTATAGATCCTGGTGTTTTACGTGTAGCTTCATCAAGAGATCTGTTTAGTTGAGTAACCATAATTACTGTAATAGGAATTTCATTCTTTAGTTTCATAAGCATTTCTGTCGTATCATAAAGAACATCAAACTTATCTTTTTCAGAACTTGTTTTCTTTATGAGCCAACTATGGTCTATTGTTACAATCATAGGCTTACGTCCACCATCCATATACTTAATCTTTATAGCATCTTCTATCTCTTTATGATTAAGAGATCTGGGAAACATATCTCTACTGATTCCCTTAGAAAAAAGATATTTACTTTCTTCTATATACCGTTTAACTCTTTCATGAACAAAGCTATCTAGTGATTTTTTTGTACTTAATATTACTCCGTATTCTTCAGCAACCTCAGCTGCAAACTGACGTGCTGCATATTGATCTGAACCCATTTCAAATTGAAATTCAATAATATTAAATTTCTGATCAGGATTAAGACCATGAGATTCTCTTATTATTTGAGATGCTAACATAGTTTTTCCTGCACCTGGACGTGCACCTATTGTGAGCATAGATCCCCATTCAAGTCCTCCTACTCCAGCTTCATTGAAACCAGGCCAAGGTGTCTTTAAAGATTTAATCTCACCTTTCATTCTTTTCTCTATATATGTTAGACCATCTTCTAGAACTCTAACATAACTTTTACAGCCATATTTTTCTTCTGCTGTTTCCATATATTCATGTATGAATTATTTTAATAGAAAGATATTATTGACCATGCTTTCCATTTTATCAAGACTTTCTTCTCTTCCTTTGTAATAAGCTTTATTCATCATCTTACTAACGATGGCTTCAAGAATAGTATAATTAACAAGTTTAAGTTCATCATCATTTTTTATAATTCTAGCAGATGGAAGTTGACTGAAAAGTTCTTTTAACTCTTCTTTGAAAGAAACTGTTGTCATGTTAAATGTATTTTATAAGTGTAAATATAAAACTAAAAATGTAAAAAACCAAAAAAGTTTACGTGTTGAAATATAATTTTTATGGAGTTTTCAGAATGTCTGGGTTGTCAATTATATTCTGACATAGATCAGCCAAAGAAGACCTGCTAATTTTAGTTCTGGGGTCTGTCTTCTGTATAAAGTATGAGCTGGTCATCATGTACAAGTAGCCTTCCTTTTGTTTATTATAGACATAGTAATCTGTGGCATCCAGTACTATTTCCCAGGTAAATTCTGGATAAGTTTTGAAAAACCAGACAAACTTGTCTTTTAGTTCTTGAATATTTTGTCTAGCATATTCTCCACTGGGGAGCTTAATGGTGGGAAACATTTCTCTATATATCTTAATTGAGTCTAATGCGTTGACTCCCAGTATATCAGACACTACTTTCTTTTTTGTCTTTACAAGTAGTGTTTCAAATTCATCTAGGATAAATACTGCTCCTGTGCTTAGTTTACTATCTTGATCAATATGTCCTCTGTCAATAGCAGCTTGGCGTTCTTGTTCTGTGTCAATAATTTGACTGGGTTTAATTTTGTTTCTACAACTATCAAGGAAGTATAGCTGGTTCGGACTGATGTTGTACTTGATTAATGTTATCCATAGTTGATGACTCATAATTGCTATTTATGTGGTTAATGTTGTAATGGTTTTTTATATGATTAAGGATCATGTTATACTTATCTGTAAAAATCTCACAAGTTTGCATAAGATTTCTAAAGGATTTAATATTATGCATTATTGTACTGTGGTCTTTATTATCTAAGTATTTACCAATTTCCATAAAGCTATAACCCATTTGTCTTGCTAAGTGGCAGTATATCATTCTAAGTTCAACTATTTCTCTATACCGGTGTTTACTTTTAAGTTTAACTGTTCGTTGATATCTTACAGGTAAAAATTGGGTAAAATGACTTTCTAATGTGTTAAGACTTAGCTTAGGTAGGGCATGTACCTTG